TCGGTGGATCTCTACAATCTGGAATCATGATACATCAGCCTGACGAAAGCCGGCATCAGCGTTGAAGAGTCTACGACCTATATTTCCAGCATGTTCAATGAGTTGGGCAGCGCTGGATCCAATGTGGCCACAATCATCACGGAGGAAACGGGAATGTCCTTCGGGCAGCTGATGAACGCAGGGTATAGTTTGGCAGATGTGCTTGATATTGTGTATGAGAGCGCCGGCCGGGACGGTGAGGCAATGATGAACCTTTGGGGCAGCGCCGAGGCCGGAAAGGCAGCAAATGCTATTATCAATCAGGGGCTGGATACCTTTAATTCCAACTTGGAGAAGCTGGCGAATTCTGCCGGGACTACCCAGGCAGCATACGAGGCAATGACGAATACCACTGCTTTCAGCACGGAGAGGATGGAGAATAGTTTCAATAATCTGTCTATTGCTATCGGGGATGACCTGAATCCGGTGATAAGTAAATTCCAGAATGGCATTGCGGATGTTACAGACGGATTTACGAAACTGATTAATGAGCATCCGGCTATTACTGCCGTTCTTGTGGGTGTGACTGTGGGAGTGGCAGCAGTGACTCTTGGGTTGGGGGCATACAGTGTAGCTACAAATATCGCTACTACATTTACGGCAACATTCGGTGTGACATTAAGTGCAGCCATATGGCCATTGACGCTGATTGTAGCGGGGATAGCGGCTGTGACAGCAGCAGTTATTCTTATGGCAAATGAAGAGGATGATGCTGAAAAGGCGCAGGCATCGTTGACAGCATCTTCCCAGGAAATGGCCGACGAACTGGAAAATTTGCAGGAGCAGTATGATGCGCTGGCAGAAGCCGGAGCGGCAGACACGGTGGAGGCATATCAGCTGAAAAACCAGATTGATGAATTGTCTGAAGCATTCGAGAATAACAAACAAACTATAGGGGACTTGATCGCATATAATGAGCAGCTCAAGACCACGCTGGACGAAATAGCGAATACTTATGATGAAACCGTAGATTCGATAGATCAGAGCGAATCAGTCTCTAAATCACTGATTGCACAGCTGGTGGCTATGTCGGAGAGTGCGGATCTGTCGGGCGGCCAGCTGGAGATTATGCAGAATATAGTTGACCGGCTAAACGGTTCCTATGAGGGACTGAACCTGACGCTTGATGAAACCAATGGGAAACTGAATATGTCCGTGGAAGATTTGTGGGCTGCGGTTTCGGAATCGGCAGAGCAGGAACGGGCGCAGGCTAATATGGATGCGCTTATGGATTATTTAGCACAGTATCAGGAAGCGCAGCGGACATATGATGAAGCTATGAAAAGCCAGGTGGCAGCAAAGGCAGAGTATGATCGTGCTCTGGAAGAGGACTGGGCAGAGGAACACCCGATTTTAGCATGGACCGGATGGGCAGATGGTGCAGAAATGAATTGGAGCGGTTCCGTGCAGGACGCTTATAATGTGTGGAATCAGGCAAAAGAAGCAACGAACGGGGCGAAAGAGAATTTTGATACACTAACGGAGAGTATCGAAGCCTGCTATGCGCAGATGGGGTATTCCGAGGATGAAATAGAGGAAACGATGGCAGAACTTGCCCTGGCCAGTGCATCCTCCACTGATATGGCTGAAAAACTTGAACAGGAGAAGGAGGCTGTAGAAAATACATCTGATGGATATGCGGAAGCGCAAAATGCTTTGAGTCAGTATTCGGAGGCACTGCAGGCTCTTTGCGAAGAATATGACGCCGCATATGAAGCGGCGCTGCAGAGCATCCAGGGGCAATACAGCTTGTGGGATGAGGTGGAGGATGTGGCTGTTATGTCCTCCCAAAGTATCAAAGATGCTCTTCAATCACAGATTGATTACTGGAATTCCTACAATGAGAATATGGCCAGCCTTACCGAGCGGGCGAGCGACATCGAGGGATTGAGCGATATGCTGGCAAGTTTGGCAGACGGAAGTGAGGAATCTGCCGCAATGCTGGCCGGCATGGAGAGTATGAACGATGCGGATTTGTCCGCTGTGGTTCAGCAGTACAACAATCTGCAGACGGTCCAGAGCGAAACAGCCGCAAGCGTGGCAGACCTGGAAACGGAATTCTCCGAAAAACTGGAAAATATGCAGACAGAGATGGGCGATATGGTTGACGGCATGGATCTTTCCGCAGAAGCAAAGGCTAATGCGAAAGCTACGATGGATGCCTATGTGAGCGAGATTCAGGCCGGGGTGGCAAGGGCGCAGACAGCGATTGATTCACTGAACTTTGCAAATAACACTTTGAGCGGCGGATATCATGAATACGCCACAGGAACCCTTGACGCTGAACCGGGTCTTGCGCTTGTGGGAGAGGAAGGGCCTGAACTTGTCAATTTTGGCGGTGGCGAGGTGGTTTATACCGCTGCTGAAACATCAAATATTCTGTCGCGAGGTAATGAAAACAAAGACTTTTACGTTTCCCCTCCGGAGGAAACTGGGGGCAGAGATGATTCCGGTGATAAGACCATTACTCTTAGGATTGAGGGTGCCGGGGAAATGAAAGTCAGTGGCGGCGGTGCCAACAAAGAGGATATCGTAAACGTACTTGTTGAGAATATGAGGGGTGTCCTGATGGATATTCTTCGACAGGAAATTATGGAAGAGGGGGAAATGTCATATGAGTTCTAGTTGTCAGATGTATCTTGCGCAGCAGTACACTAAATTCCGCTTTCCCGTCCTTCCGGAAAAAGTTGAAATATCCTATGGGAGCAACAATGACAAAATGAGGGTATGCGGTGTTGGAGAAGTGACAGTGATTCAGGACAGCGAAGCGGCCAGCATTAAGTTTTCCAGTTTCTTTCCAAAGCACTATTTCAGTGGGTGTGATTATAAGCATATTCCGGATCCCCTTTCTGCAGTCAATACGATTCTGGAATTGAAAAACAGCGGAAAACCGGTAAGGTTTACCATTACTGGCGGTATGAATGTATCTATGTATGTCACGATAGAAAAATTTGAGACGGAGGAACAGGGCGGAGATCTTGAAACAATCCACTATTCCATTACCTTAAAGGAATACAGAGAAGTAACCATACGGCAGATCAAGGTGTCGATTTCCACGAAAAAGGCGACCATATCGGCTCCAGTATCCAGAACAGATACTGCGCCATCCGGCGGACAGACGTATACAGTGGTAAAAGGGGATTGCCTATGGAATATTTCCAAGAAATTTTATGGAAGCGGAGCTAAATATACGATTATTTATAATGCCAATAAATCGGTGATTGGTGGGAATCCGAATCTCATTTATCCGGGGCAGGTTCTGACCATTCCGGCTGCGTAGGAGGGAGGTGCTTATGATCCAGTTTATTATTATCAAAGGAACTGTGGGATATGATGTTTCAGAATGCTTTGAAACAATTACCTGGGGAGGCAGGAAAGGAGCCGCACCAAGGAATGTTAAAATCACGCTGATGGATGATGATGGGGACAGCCATAAACGGGTATCAGTAGACTGCGAGGATGGGGACCAGTGTGTTATGTATGAGGACGGATCTGAATTGTTCCGGTGAATCATCGTGTCCCACACGCAGAGCAATAAGAAAAAACTTGTGATCACCGCCTATGATAATATGTACTATCTGGCGAATAATAAGGATTCTTTTTGCTACCAGAATAAGACGGCCACACAGATTTTTACTGATTGTATGGCGCGGCTCGGTATGGAGGGCGGAAGCGTGGTGGATACAGGCTATGTGATTCCGGAGCTGCCGAAGGCCAAAACGACGTACTATGATGTGCTGCTGGATGCCTTGAGCCTTACGTATAAGGCGACAGGCATAAGGTATTATATCGTCTCTGATAAGGGAAATATCCATTTGCGGCGCCGGATGGAAAATGCCCTGCAGTGGGTGTTGGAAACCGGCACCAATATTACGGATTATACTTATACCAAAAGTATAGAGGGAATCAGGACGAGAATACGTTTTTTATCCAAGGAGGATGCAGTTGTCTATGAGGAGGTAAATACGGCCTTAGAGGCGAAAATAGGAGCTTTCATGGAGGTTAAAGCAGTTAGTGATACATACAATCAGGCACAGATAAAGGAAATGGTGGAATCTGTTTTTTCTGAGAAGGGAATGCCGGCAAAGTCACTTAGGATATCCGGCATTGGGATTTCGGAAGCTGTTTCCGGTGCCTGTGTTTATGTATCAATACCGCATTTGGGTATCGGAAGAACATTTTATATTGATGAGGACAGTCATACTTTTAGCAGGAATCAGCACAAGATGACGTTAAAGCTTAATTTTGCAGGGGATATCACGCAATTTTCTGCTCCTGCCGGAACAAGTGGAAAAGGGGAATACAGAGCGGGGGATATTGTGCAGTTTTATGGCGGGTACCATTATATCAGCAGTAATGCGGCGAACCCGACTGGTTCCAAGTGCAGCGCAGGGCAGGCAAAGATTACGTCTGTTGCAAAAGGGGCACGGCACCCTTGGCACTTGGTACATATGGACGGCAAGAGCAGGGTGTATGGCTGGGTTGACGACGGGACGTTTGGTTAGGAGGAAGCTTATGGAGAATCAGGGTGCAACGAGCATAAAGCAGTTAATACAGGGAATGGTTCCTGATGGGGCAGGGATTGTGGAGGGGAATGTTACCAAGGAGGTGCCACTGGAGATAACGCTTGCCAATGACGCAAAGATGGTACTGACACAGAACATGCTTATCTTACCGGAGTGGCTGTCTAATGTGGATAAAACAGTTGATATTGTGCTTTCCGGTGGAAGCATTGACGCACCTACCGGCAGGGAAGAGGGTACCCACAGTCATAGCGGCGGGGAGCATGACGGGCATGCAGAAGGGGATGGCGGGCACACACACGGGGAGGGGAAGCACAGGCATTACCTGAGTGACTTTAGTATCCGCGGTGCCAAAATTGTGATACACAATCGCCTGAAAAGAGGGGATTGTGTATTTCTGCTTTCTTTTAACGGGGGCAAACAGTATTATGTCTTGGACAGGAAGGGG